GGGCGCGGGGTACTGTACCCCTAGGCTGCGCCATTAGGCGCTGGTAGCGCTCACCAGCGGCCATGCTGCGCACCGCTGGGCGGGCAGCGGCACCGGCAGCAAGCCCCGCCGCAATGCCGGGTTGACCACTGAAGATTGCTGCTGGAATACCCGCGCCCATGGCCCAGTCGCTAAGGACCATACCCTCCGGGGTGGTGAGTCCTTCAGTCCTCCGCATTACGCTGGGCATGGCGGCAGCGGCGTCAGCCACGCGGCGCATGTTGCCGGTGAGTGGCTCGCCCCGCTCCATGGCACGGCGCAGCGCCTGCGGGTCAACCTTGCCAGTGGTCAAGTTGGTAACGTCCTCAGCCACGTAAGTCTTAGCGTAGAGTTCCCGCGCACGGCGGAACCTATCCAACGCCCCTTGCCTATTAGTCTGGCTAAGGTGAGTCTCCAGCAGATCTTCCATCATGTTAGCCGCCTCCTTAAAGGCGTAGGCGGCGTCAATGCTCTCGCTGGGTGCGTCAGTGCGCTTGAGTGTGCGGGTAGCGGTGTCCCGCAGGTTTTTGGTGATGTCAACAACCTGCTCAGGAGTCAAGGTATTTATCCTGCCCATGGAGCCACGCAACCGCTCCAGCCCACCGCTGCGGTACATGTCTGGCATGGCAGCTTTGATGCTGCGGAAGCGTGCATCCAAGTCCTGCACCTTGGTAATCCAAGCAGGATCAGTGGCGCGCACGTTGATCACATCTGGGAGAGCACGCAGCTGATCGTACACCGCACCGGCTTGGTTACGCAGGCCGGTGATTGCTTGCTCGTCCAGCCGTCCGGTGGGGGACAGGCCGAGGTCCTGCCGCACGAGTTGGCTGGCCCGCTCCTCGTTGTACTGCACCAACCGCTTGACCAGTGGAGCCTGCTTGGCTACGGACTCAACTGCTACGTTCACCGCCCCACCACGCGACTCCGTGGGCAGAGCACGGAAGCCTGACCGCTGAGCAGCGGCAATAGCGTCTTGCTCTTGCGTCAACTGGGCAGGGCCCGTGGGGCGTCCAGGCTGAGCACGGAGAGCTTGCCGCCCACCGGCTAACGTCAATCCAATCTCGGGCGTGACCTTACCGATAGCCTCACCAGCTATGCGTCCCTGCTCGCCACCCACCACTTCTCCAACCGCGCCGCCAACCTTACCAGCAACATTAGCCGCAGCTTGGAAAGGAGCTGACGCCATGGCCGTGAATGCTTGCCCCGTTTGCGTACGGGGCTGATACGTCATGGCTTGCTGCACGCTCTCCACAGTCTCAGCCCCACGGGCCAGAGCTTGCTCGGTGGGTTTGCCGGTAGCAATGTCGTACGCGGTGCGGCCAAGGCCAGCCAGCCCCGCTACCGGAGTTGCCACCGCACCAGTGACCATGGTGGCCGGTGTTTCCAGCAGAGCACCGGCCAGAGCCTTTGCCGTACCCTTGACAACGTCCATGGGCGCAGGCATGGGTGCAATCTCCGACCGTAGCTGCCCCGTGGGGGCCGGTGCAGCGTCCCCACTGGCTTGCGCAGCACGGTAGCGTGCCCATTCTTCCCGTGGGGCGTAGATGCTTGGCTGGCGCACGCGGGGGCGCACGGGCTCCCAGCCCTCGACGCGAGCGTCCGGTACGGTCTCCCAGGTAGCTTCGGTAGCCATCACTGTACCTTTCTGCGCTGTTGCACCATACCATCGGGGCCAATGCGGTAGTCAAATTTATCAGGCTCGTACGTGCGGTTGGCCTTGCGGAGCGCGTCTCTGATTGCGCGAGTCTGGTCCGCTGCGGGAGCCGCCGCTGCTGTTGGTTCACCGGGTGGGGGTACGTCCACACCCAAGCGCCGCAACTCCTCACGCGTGGAGCGCGCATCAGCCATTGCACGGCTCCGTGCGGTGGGGTCAGTGGCTGTGTTCATGCGCTGGAGCGCAGCATCGTACTCTTGACGGAGAATGGTGGTCCGGTCTTGGTCCCTACCCGCTTGCGTGGCCGGAGGCACCGTGGTGCCCTCACTGCGCCTAGGGGGCGGTGAGATGCTGGTAATCAGTTGCTGCTTGGCCCCTTCCACACCACGCTGGCGGGCCTCAATCATGTCCTTAAACGGTTGCTTGAACGCCATCAACTGGCTGAGGTTGGTGTTGGGGTCCAGCATGCGCTCGGCAAGCTGCTTGTACGCTACCGGAGTGCCCGCAGCGCCCGTGGCACCGCTGGTGACGCGTGCCGCTTCATCAATGAACGCGGTGTACAGCGCATTCATGCCAGAGAAGGTGGGGTCACCAGCAATCTCAGTAGCGGCGCGGTTCCAGTACCTACGGACAAGCGGAGAGTCAGGTCCACCAATCTTCTTAAGTTCGGCCTCCATCTTGTCAAGAATGCCGAGCAGCTCTTTCTCACCTGCGGAAAGAATAACGTCCTGCGTGGTGATGCGCTTCAGTGCCTCCTGTCCAGCCCGAGCCATGGACGCTTGCACGCCTGCGGAGGTGGGTGTTTCCCCACGGGAGGCCATGTCCTGCACAAAGTTGCGTAGGAACAGCACACGGTCCTGCCGTGCGGCTGCGCCAGTGCCGAAGCTAGGTACTGGAATCTGTCGACCATAGACTCGAGAAAACTCAGCCAGCTTGGCGTTCTCGTCAGGTGTGAGGTCCGGTACATCACCCGGCTTAACCAGAGCGCGGGCAGCGGCCACGCTACCGACACGGAAAGCATCCGCTGGCAAAGACGGTACCTCAGTACGTGTGCCGTCCTTGTTGACCTGGACGGTCTGCCGCAGAGTGCGGCTGCTTTCGTAAATGTTGCCTTGTGGATCTGTATACTGTTCCCAATCTCGGCCCGTGGTGGGGGCTGCTGCACCCCGCCCAGTGACCATGGGCTTCAGCTCTGCGGGGTTGCCGGTATACTGATTACCCGTGGCGGTGTCAACCAGTCCAACCCCCGGCACGTTAGCAACCACCTTACCGTCAGGGGCAACAAGATTCTCAGTCTTACCCGTAGAAGCCGCCTTGGCGCGGGCAGCCTCAAGCGCATTCTTTATCTTCGTCGTCTGGTACTTGCTGGCGCTAACCATTCCGGGCAACACCTCAGGCGTAACTACCTGTAGGCTCTGTACCACCTGTTCATTGAACATGGGGGTGTTGGGCCCCGCCATGCGCCCCTGCATAGTAGTGACCAGCTTGGCGCGATTATCGTTAAACTTGGCAAGTGCACTCTCAGCCCCACCGGCCTCAAGGTCTGCCTCGTACTGGCGCTGCAACGCGTCTAGGAATGGCATTGCGCTCTCAATGCCTGCGCTGTAGGCGGACAATTCATCTTCACGCAAGCCTGAGATCTTCTTTTGCAGATCAATATCAGCAGTCTTTAGCTTCTGCGCCTGCTCGCCGAGACGGGTGAAGTACTCGGGGCTCACGCGGCCCCTAAGCTGCGTCAACGCACGCTCAATGCCCGGAGGGGTGAACAGATCACCACCAGAGCGGATATAGTTCTGTACAGCAGCACGGTCGTTCTGCGCAGACTGCTGAGTACGCATCTTGGTCTGCGTGTCAGCCATCGTGCCAGCGAGGGAGTACGCCTCTTCAATAGAGCCGGTGAGGTTAGTGGGGGTGAACTGTGCCTTCATAGGCACAGTAGCCGCACTCTGCATGACAGAAAAGTCTACAGCCATACCTCACCCCACCATGTCGTAGTCAACCATCAAGTACCCGGAGGGGCCGCGCTGCACGGCTTGCGGCTTGCGCTGTGCGAGCTCCTGTGCCATAACGCCCATGCGTGGTTCGTCATCATTAACCATGCGGTAGGTGTAGATTGTGTCCCCCTCAAAGGTCTTGCCTACAGGGCGAGCGTCCCGCTTGGCCCGCATATCTGACGTACCCATGCCTAGCGTAGGTACACCGCCGGACAGTATATCTGAACTGCCAAAGGTGCCCCCATACCCTGCGGGCGGAGTGTAGCCTCCCATCGCAGGACTAGATAGGTTGACGCCCTGCGTGGACAGTGAGTAATCAACACCACCACCGCCGCCGCCAAAAAGGCCCTGTAGCACGTTCATCTGCCCCAGTTGCTTGCCCAGGTTGGACACAGCACTGCCGTAAATGTTACCCTGCGCTACCTGACTGCCCGCCAGCGCACCGCCCGCAGCCAGCGCCGCATTTGAGGATACATCAGCTATCCGGCCCACCTCAGTCTGCCCAACCTGTGCGAGAGATTGGATAGGCTTCAAATTAGCCTCAAGTTGTGCGAGGTACTGGTTGAACGCTTGGTTCTGGTACTGAGCACCAACCTTCTGCCCGTAATCGGTCAACCCCGCCAGCGTGTTGGAAGTGAGCAGGCCACCCCTGCTAGCGGCAGATTGTTCAATGGCTTCCCTACCCGTAGCAAGAGCAGTCCGCATAGCGGGTGCGTTCATAGCATCGGCCATGCTGAACTGTGCTCTAAACTCACCACCGGGGGCGAGCCCCGTCTGCAGGCGCTGTAGGGCGGTCTTGCCAGCCTCAACCCAGGGGGCTCGCTCAGCGGCCTGTATTTCTGCGGCGCGTAGGGCAGCATCTGCTTGTGTTTGGGCAGCATTCTCCGCCCCACTGGCGGCCATGTCTGCCGCTATGAGACTACCGCCAACCGTGAGCACAGCAGCAAAGATGGGCATTTCAGTTCTCCACGATAAGTTGTGCGTCTACCTTGTCGGGATCAGTTTCATCCGTGTGGTGGATGCAGTACCACACGCTGTCCTTAATTGACGAGACAGAGTGGCTGAGCCCCGCTGGAACATTGATTACCGCTGGGGCGTGATACTCGCGCTTTCTTTCCCCAAGCTGTACCAGCACGTGCCCACTTGCAAGAATAGACATGTGGTCATGTGTGTGACGATGCTGAATAAGCATGCGCCCAGCGGGAATGAAAATCTCCTTGGCATACACGCCACTGGAGAAATGATGCGTTATCTCGCAACCAAGTTGCTCAGGGCAGTGCAGTTCCATACCTGTGCAGTGTACCGCGTGGCGGGCACAGTCCGCAACTATGAAACTTCGCGCCCGCTTGCGCGGATGTTGATGGCGCTTGCCGTGCCGGCGATTGTAGAGATGAACCCGCTAGGCGCAAGCATTTGACCGACGATCTCAGGGAACGTGTACGTCTCCCCCGCTTGGATCGTCTTAGTCTTAACGATCAGGTTCTGGTTGCCAGCAGTGTCCGCGCCGGTCACCAAGTTCACGCTGATCGTCGCAGCCGAGGCGCTGTAGTTCGTCGCGGTGAACTTGTCGATGATAGTAGTTACACCCAGCGCGACGTACTGCGTGGTCTGCGTGTTCTCGGCGGTCTTGGCCGGGACAAGAACTTTGACGGTGACTGTCATGTCGCCTCCTTACGGGAAACACTCTACGTTGCAAACGACGGACGAGTTGCCCGTGACGACGTTGATGGTGAAGCCGTCAATATCATATGACGTCATGTTTGCAACCGCCAATGCCGTACCTGCGCTGTCTTTGATGTTAATGACGCCCGTATCGCCGCCGCCGCGCCGGCCAGAAGCATCTACGCTTGAATAGATTACCGTGCCCGACGTGCCGTCATGCGTACCCACAGACGTAAACGCCTGCGTAGTTGACGTAAGCACCGCAGTAATTCGCAAAGCGCGGGGGCGAAAACCGACGCCGGTAATGGATTGAGCCCCGGCCCCGGCGTTAAGGGTAAATTGGATGTATCGAAAGGGCGGCAACAGCGCGCCGTTGCGGTCATAGTTGTTCAGCGTGTAGCAACCCGTGCCAAACCGCGCCGCTGTCAGGTTGTAGTAGGTAGCGGTCTTCTGCTCGTTGAAGTCGTTGTTGTAGATGGCGACGTTGGTGCACGCCGCGCCGCTGCCACCAAAGCCAATCGCCGCGTACTGCGTCTTAGTGCCTTGACGGTCGCCAATGCGGTTGCCGTGGATCTGGATGTGATCGGGCTGATTCGGCGACGACGCGGTGCCAATGATAGTGATGCCATTCGGGAACGGGTAGTACGCTGTGTCTTGCCCGTTGTTAAAAATCATGTTGTCGGCAATTGTGACGTTCTGAACGTCCGAAAGGGCGATGCCTTCCGCACCGCACGAATCAATAGTGTTGCCCGTGATGATGGAATACGGCGAACCCAACTCTATACCTGACGCAGAGATGTTTGATCGGGTAGCGCCGGTAATCGTGTTGTTCTCGATGCGAAGGTACGAGCCAGTGTCGTTGCAAAAAAGCGTGGACTCACCGTTGTCAACGCAGTTGTTGTTGGTGAACGAGCCTCTGGTCGGCATGAAGTACGCGGCAGACCAGTTGTTATCGCGGAAGTAATTGTTCTCTACGCGCGCGTCGTAGGGCGTACCCAGCACCGAGGTTGCGATCCAGAGCGCGGGCGCGCTGGTCGTAGACGGGATGGGCCGTCCGTTGTTGGTGAAGTAGCACTCCGTCACCACCATGTTGCTGTTGGCCGTCATAGCCAACGCAATGTATGTGTGGTTCTGGAAACTGCAGTTGGAGAACGTGACGTTCTGCACCTTGGCAACGGCGACAAGTTCGCCCGTGCGAGTGGAGTTGTTGTTGCCATCAAACGTCAGCCCGTAGAACTCCAAGTCGGTGTCGTAGTAGACATTGACCGTACCTGAGATGATTTCGTTGCGGATCGCGGTCGTGCCTGCTCCGAACCCGGAGGTCAGCTTGATGATCGACTTGTTCATCCCCTCGCCGATCAGCGTCGTCTTGGTCTTGACAAGCAGCGTGGTAGAGATGCGGTAGGTGCCCGCGGGGAAGTAGACGCTGCGCCCGGTGCCGGCGTTCAGCGCGTTCTGGATCGCCGTGGTGTCGTCGGTAGACCCGTCGCCCGTGGCGCCAAAGTCCTTGACCGACAGCGTTTGACGCAAGCGCGTCTGCACGGTTGTCGCAACCGCGCCCGTGCCGGACTGAATAAAGCCGATCAGATTCGATCCACCTGACGCCGCCAGCGTGGTCAGCACCGAAATGGCGTTGATGTTGTCCACCGTCCAGATGTCTACGTCGGTGGCAGACGTCAGCCTGAGCTTGTACGATGCGTCGCCCAGCCACACAGACGCCTCGCCGCGACTGTCAAGAATGACGGGGTTGGCGTTGGCCGTTGCGCCCCCCGCGTCGGTGTAGGTGGCCAGCGGCGTGGTCGTGCCAGCCGCGTAGGAGTACAGTTTGCCGCCCACCAAAGGGTTGCCGTTGGCGTCAAAAAACTGTAGTTTCGGTGCTGGAGAGAGAGTGGCCATTTGTTACCTCTGAACAAGAGTCATGGTAGGAGCCGCCACGTAGGTAGCGCGCAACCGATCGTTTGGCGAAAGCGTGAACATCCCATAGAAACTGCCGGTGCTGAAAAATGTAGCGCCGTCACGGGAAAACTCCAACAGACTGACGCCCCCGCCACTGACAATAACGTCTACTGTATACCCAGTCTGGTTGATGTAGGTGAATGGCGAGCCAGACGGAGTAATACCCGTGGGGGGCGTTGTGTAGTTAGAAGTCTGTACAGGAACAACCGGCGGCTGCGTGCCGATGTCTAGGTCCGCTCGCAAATTGCTGATGATAGCCAAGTAGTCAATGGATGGAAGCAGAGCGAACGACTGCGCAACAGTGCGTAGCCCTGCCTCCAACGAAGCCAGCGCAGACGCAACATTGGGGTCTGCGGTAAACGCCTTTTCATCGGCCACTACACGACGCAGTTGATCAAACCACGCAAGCCATGCAGTAGTCAACCCACCCTGTGGGGTGGCTATAGGAATCTGTAGCGGGGGTGGGCTAATCATCTCCACCCTCGATGTCTACACTACCAGAAGCCAGCACAAACTTGACGGGATCTGTAAGTGTCATCTCTACAACAAAGTCCCGTGCCGAGCCCAGCCTGCGCAAAATCACACGAGCACTGAACTCACCCAGCTTGCCGAGCGGCACCCAACGCTCATTTCCAAAAGTGTGACCTCCGTCTCTAGAAATGCGCAGCATTACTTGCGGGTCAACGCCCGGTGTAGGTTCCGCACCACTGAGGCCAACGCCAGTCTCAAAATCAAGGAAAAGTTCAGAGATTGTAAACTCGTTCCCCTGATTACGAACGTGGCGTGTGACAACCTGCCGTTTAATGGGGGTGCCGTTGTCGGTGCATGTGCCTGTGTTCAGCTCGTAGATACGGCCCGTTACTTCATCTGTGACGTAGTTGCGCCCATTAAACGTCACCCCGTACTGCGCAAAGTGGCGTGCTGTCTCTGCAATGCCAGTCTGTGCCTCGTGCCAAATGGCAGTTTTCGTGTCGTAGGCAAATGACCTATTCTCTGTGGGAAATGTGATCTGGTAAATCGGGTGCCCGTACACACTATATGTGAATGCTACTGCATCGTCAACGCGGCTGAACGATGAAAACAGCGTGTTGAGATCAGAGTCGCTAATCTCCTCAGGTATAAAACCATTCAACCGAATTACTGCGATGCCTCCGTCCGGGGAATAGCCGAGGAAGACATACGTGTTGCTCACTTCAACAGCAGAAAGAGTGGCAGCTAACCCCCAGCTCTGCGTAGCGCCGTTGATGCGTTGATACGGCAGGGGCACGGTACCTACGTCCTGCCAAAACTCAATAGACTGCTGGCCCCACAACACCAGCGCACCGTTCAAGTTGCCCACGCGCACCAGCAGGTCACTACTATTTTCCTTGGTGCCGGTGATGGGTAGCGAGCCGAGGTAGGTCCAGTTTAGTCCATCTAATAGCGCACTGACGTAAAACTCCCGTGTACCGGGCTTGTTAACGACAAAACGCCCATTGAGGAAAATAACAGAAGATGCCTCAGTGGGGAAGAACGCGGACGTAATGGTGGTGAGTGTAGCAGACCCCACCCCGTAGACGTAACCTGTGCTGCCTGTGACAATTATTATCTGGATGCTGTTGTCTGCAAGCTCAACGTGCCCGCTACCAGAAATTCCACTGGCTAAGGTCGTGTACACGCCTGCTGTGGATACTGAGTACAGCGTATCGCCCGCCACCACGTACATGGTGGTGCCAATTACGTGCCACCCCCGCACGGAGGACTTGGGCAGCGTAGTCCATACCGTACTACCGGGCGTGCCCAGCAGCACCACAGCGGAGCGGTCTTGGTCTTTGCGGATATCGTAAAGACAGTTAACCCGCCGCTGGCGGGTTACGATGTCCGATATTGCGCGGATACCAGTACCGAACAGTGGTATGGTACGCACGTTAATCTTCCCCAGGCTGGAAGTACATTGTGGAACGCTCTGCGTCGCCCTGCCTAGCAATTAACAGCGCAGTATTCTTCAGCGCCTCCATCTTTGGAGACCACTGAGCCTTGAACATGGGGGCAATCTGCTCACTAAGGCCCCAGCACAGCGCCAAGTACCACTCTTGCGGGTAGTATGGATTATCCGCGTTTACAGTCATGTCTTGAATGGGTTCTTGGTACGTGATAACGATGTGGCTGCGGGTGTCTCCAGCACTGCCAACATCCGTGTACACTCTAGAAGTGCCAAGCCCACGCTCAAAGTAGATAGCGGTTGGGTCGCCCGAGTACAAGGGGTCTGCCTTGTTGGGCAGATAGTCATAGTCTTGAACAGTTAGGATGTCTAGCGGGCTATCGGTGTTGTTGATGTCGCGCAGGATGGCGGTCTCAATATCTTTTGGATTTTGAGCCGCCACACTGTAGAAAAACACCGGATTGCCGCTGGCCGCGCTGCTGGAAAGCGGAACAGTCAAGTTGACAGTGCTACTTACCACGCTACTGACACCGGAGTAATGTAGCGCACCGTTGTCCAGGTATATGGCTACCGTGCTTGTTGTGGAAATGCCCGTGGCACTGTCAACAACAATTGCCGTAGCGGCTGCGATAGCCGACGCAGTGGTTGTGGTACTGTTGAGATCATTGGTCCACCCCTGCGCACTGGGACCGATGGTATACGTGCCCGTACTGTTGCTGAGCAGCAGATGTCCCCGCTTGCGTGTCCATACCTTGAGTCCTGGGGCAAAGTCAGTTTTCCCCATCCACTGCTTGCACAGCATGTTTAGCATGAACGTGCAGTCTTGCATTTCGTCCGCTGTGGGCTGCTCAACAGGGTCCAGCTTGCCGATATTCAGCATGGCTTGCCGTACGATGTCGTACTTCGTGACGCCGAATGAGTAGGTGCCGCTAGTCGCCATAGGAAGTTACGCTGCTTTCTGTCGTGCGGACTCACAGCCGCGCAGTGCATTGTACACCGCACCCCAGGCTTGACCAATGGTGATATCTTTTTGACACTGTGCAGTGCCACTCTCGTCGTCACGAGTGCATGCGTTCCAGTTGTAGTGTAGTAGGTGGCATGCCGGAGCCGCATTGCTGCCCCTGCCCGCGCACGTAGTATTCTCGCTCCAGAGGGGGATGGTGTTGACCCAGTCACGGGTCAGGTTCTCGTGCGTGCTGTGTGACAAGAATACCACCTTAGCCATGGGTTCGCAAGCCATGGCGTTCATAGCTCCTGTCTCAGGACCAATGATTACATCTGCTTCAAGACAGAAGCTCAACGTCTCACGGATAGACCAGACTCCAGATTTTTTGAGGATGCGCGGTTCGTTCTCCCAACCAGCCTCCAGCAATACACAGTCAGGTCCCCCGGTGAGCACCACGCGTGCGGTGGGGAACTCTACAAGAATACTAGCCAGCACGTTGTCTAGGCCAGCCCAGGTCTTGTGTACACTGCTCCCCGCTAGTGACCACACCACCACCGGCCCCTCACCCAGCTTGGCATGTTCTCGCTTGGCCCACTTAACTTCATCAGCTGTGGGGTAGAACTTACTCTTAAAGAAGTACGGAATTTCTGCAATAGCATGCTGAAATTCTACGTAGTTTCTGTTCATCAAGCTATGGCGAACTTGGGGCGGGTACAGTGCCACCGTGCGGCCCTGCATGCCCAGCAGCGTACCCTCCACCGACTCACTAAGGTTCACCCACTTGTCAAACTTCTTTTTCTGCCAGTTCCAGAAGTCCATCAGGTTGCCGTTGGGCACTTGGTCCTTGTCGAAGAGCACCAAGTTGTCAATGTTGGGGTCGTGTAGTACGACGTCAGCCCCTGGCAAACTAGAGAACAGCGTGACGTGATAGCCCTGCGCCCTGAGCCCAGCCCACACGCTGCTAGCCTGCATAAGATCGCCAAAAGCGCCGTAGCGCACCACACAAGCAGTCTTTACGGGCTTGTCGTTCTTGTAGCTGAATCTGTGCGTGTATTTGTTGCTCACCACTTCACCTTATCTGCCCAATATGCTGGAGACTCTTTACCCTTGGCAATGTTCTTAGCGTGCCGCGCCTTGAATGACTCACGGCGCTTGCGCTCGGCTTCAGACTCACCCTCTTTCCTTGGGCTACCGCTAACGCCCTGTTGCCCAAAGCGAACTACCTTCTCTTTGCCGTCCCAACACGCTTTTACCACGTGGCTCTTGGTGGGGTGCCCCGGCGTGCGTTGAGGCTTATTGCACGCCATGTCGGCTTTTTTAGTAGCCACTCTTCTTCTTCCTCATCACATCAAGCGTCTGAGCAAGGCGGGCACGCTGGCCCATCTTTCCTGGCTTCTTAGCTGCGGCAGCCAGTTCCTCTTGAGGAATGTTCTCACCACGCTTGATACCAAGCGACTTGCGCAAAGCACCAGGGCGCTCAATGGCCTCACCAATCCAATACTGCTGCTTAGGCACGTTTCTTCTCCTTTGCTGCATTCATGTTGTCGACAAGATTGGGGTAGGGCCTGCCCGCCGCCTTGGCCGTGCGCTTGGCCTTAGACCTTTGCTCCGCACTCAGGGGCTTGGATGGACCAAGGTCTTTGCGGCGGGGTACTTCCCACACAGGCTTTTCAGACTTTTTCATAGCTTCTTGAATATGAAAAGTAGACTGTACTCGTCGTCTTCATTGCGTTTTTGGAAGTCCACCAAGTCCCACGAACCAACAAGGCGCATGGCGTCAACCACACGGTCGTAGTTCACGTTCCACTTGTGGTCGGGGTTGGCACCTGGGTCTCCAACTTTGGGATACTCGTCCTCATCGGGCAGGTACAGAATCAGGTATCCGCCCTGCTTGATCACGCGGAACCACTCCTTGAGTGCTGCTGCATAGTCTGTAATGTGCTCCAGCGTGTGGCTGCTGTACGCAAAGTCCATGCTTTGGCTTGCAAACATGTCCAGCTTGGTAGCGTCCTCGCACATAATGTCTGGCCTAACACTAAAGCCAAACTGTGCGTGGTGCATATTGTCCACACTAATAGCGTGGGGCAGCACCTTGAAGTCGCCCGCACCAATGTCCAGGCCACGGCCCCGCAGGTAGGGGGTAACTTCCCACACCACCTTCTTTGACTCCGCCTTGTACGGCGCACTGGCAGACCACACCATAATTACAGAGCTCCAACTTCCTCAGGCAACTTCCACATAGTTGCCTTGTTGTACGAGAATTTTACCACCCCCAGCAAGGCAGCAGCCTTGCTGACGGAATCCCAGGACTGGTTGTTTTCCTCTGCAACCTTGTACACCGCAGACTTTGATAGGGGACCACTCTTCAAAATGTTGAGCAAAAAGAGCCGCCCACTGTCTACTTGATCCGTCTCAATCACTAGGTCGGGCTGAACAGGAGCAGCCTTCGGCGCATCGATAAGCTCTCCACGGACATTGAACAGTAGCCCGTTTTGTTCAAACTTGGCTACCTTATGTCCAACGATAGTGCCAAAAGGTTTGGTCCTGTCCAATTTCACTTTACATCCTCGACATCATGTTGTTACGGGGAACAAGGTACTCCGGCTGTCCAAAGTCAATGTCCACCACCACGCCCTCCATACCATTCATACGGAGCTTGCGGTAGCCCATGTCCATCTCTGTGACGGTACCGGGCTGTTCAAACATGCAGTCAGGTGGCGCTTGATATGCGTACTGCGCAGTGTTGGTGGGGACGCGGCGGGCGCTGGCAACATCTGCCCAGGCCTCACCTCCGTCAGCGCGGCCAGAAACCGTGAGCTGATTGTTTTTCTCTTGAAGGAACATCATTTGTTGAATCTCCATGGGAATAAAGGGGGCACGCAGCCCCCTTTATAGTCTAACGCACTGAATGCTTAGTACCCATCACCAGGGTACGAAACATCAACCAGCTTGACCATCTTCATGTCTCGGATGTCAGCCATCGGCTGGTTCGAGATGTCATAGCCCGGAGGCATGACATTGAACTTGGTCATGTCGCCGTCTTGAGTACCCTTCTTGTCGATGTACCCAGAGGTCTGGAACCCAGACATTTCTTTTTCCATTGCCACGGCTGTTCTCCTTAGTAATTGAACTCAGCGCCCGGAACCACTTGCAGTTCCACGCCCACGCCGTAGACGGCGGTGGCGTCGGTGCCCTTGGCGATTCCAAGAACGTCACCACGCGCCAGGGTAAACGTGCTGAGCACGTTGGTGGCCGTCAAGATACCAGAGCCGATGGTAGTCAGCACTTGCGTGGTGGTGGCGGTGCCCGAGTAGCGGAAGGCAGTGACCACATCGTTGCTGGTGCCAGCCGTGGTTGCTTTGATGGTGATGGACCGCACGATGGTGTCGGTAAACGCGGCGAACTTTGCAGTCGCAGCGCTAGCGCCCGTCATGTTGAAGCCCAGCGGCAGCACTGCCTGATAAGGCGGTGCGTCATAGGACATGCTTCTCAATGCCATGATTCAGTTCCTCCTAATTAGGCCTGCGAGTCCCACTTCACAATGCGAGCATTGGAAGCCAGGGTGTGAACGATGCCAAAGCCGCCCAGGTAGTACCAAGCGACGCCCTTGCTGCGACCATAGTCGCTGGGGATCTTACCCCGCATCTCTTCCGGAACAGCGATAGCCTCGGCCACCGTATCGTTACCGAAGAAGAAGATCCAGTCACTATCGCCGCCAGTCCAAGGCGTACCCGTCAAACCGTCAATGCTGTTGCCCTTGACGATGTTGGTCTGCTCGACATAGCGAACGTTCTCGTAGCGGCCGATCTCGCCGTTCATGATCAGTTTGAAGCCAGTCTCACTGTACTGGTGGATGGTCTCCAAATTGTTCTTGAACGTGCGCAGCGTGGTGGGCCAAGCCAGAGCGTAGTAGTCGTCGCCAATGTAGGCGGGAATATTGCGCTCCTTCATCGTGTCAACGATAGCCTTGGCGTGGCTGTTGTTGAACGCGATTTGGTTGGTCCCAGTCACCGTACCGTTGGTGAACAGGCTGATGGCGGCGGTGTCCGTGCCTCCGGTGGGCAATGCCCGCAGCGGCGTAGAGTTGAACTGCTGCCATGCCAGTCGATCGAAAGACTTGACTGCGTCGTTCTTCAGCACCTTCTGAATCAGCTCCATCACCGGGAACTTGGACAGGTTGTCCAACTTGCCAGAGTACGGAACACTGTTGCCAGCTTCACTCAGCGTCAGGGTGCCCTGCGTAATCGTGAAGTTGGTTTCGGGCATCGTGTTCGTTTCTTGAATGATGCCACCTGCGGTGGCAACGTCCGAGAAAACATCCCACGTAAAGATGTCACCCTTCTTCTTGCCCTGTTGGCTGGCATCGCGCACATCAGCGAACTGACGGAACTTCACCAGCGGTTGCACTGCCATGCGCAGTACGTTGCTCAATTGACGGCTGTACATGAAGCCGCCAAGAGAGTTTACTGCCCAAACTTGTCCGGACATGATAATCTCCTTAACTTCTCATCCATTGAGGTCCGCCGCGCCGTTGTGCCATTGAGGCAATAACGGATGCGGGGGAATCGTCCACATCATCTTCCTCAACCTTTGCCGGTTTCGCCTTCGCCGAAGCAGGGGCGGGAACCTTGGGAGCCGAGGCCTTACGCGCCACCTTATCTTCAATCACCGTTTCTTGCTTGGGAGCAGGTGCCAGTGACTGTTTCCAGTTGCGGATCTCCTCACCAATCGAGGAATACCTTTCCCAGTACGCACGCTGATCACCATCTTTCAGAAGTTGTGCGTCCCGGTCAAGGGCAATCTTCTTCAGAATAGGGTCAGACCAAACGTCGGTATACTCGGAACTGAATTTTTCGATGGCTTGGTTAAATGCAAGGCGTTCGTCGATAGTGCGGGAGACGTCGTCCCTACTGAGGGATGGACGAGCACTCGTCTGTTCGCGCAGCTTACGCAACGCGACAGTGGCCTCTTCTTCTGTGCCCACTTGTATAGCGCGGACAAGCGCTCGATCTTCTTCGTCTTGACGACGACGAATTTCAGCTTCGTCAACCTCAGGCCGAGCGATTTGCTCCAGCTTGCGGCGGGCTTCTGCTGCTTGACGGAGGTAGTCGTCAGCAGCTTCAATCTTTTGTGCGCGCTCGATCAACTCAGCTTCAGTCAACTCGAGCTCTTTGCCATTGACCTTGATACGATAACGCTTGGGCTCCGCGCTGGTGGAGGTAGCTGCCTCATCACCAGTAGACTGCTCATCTGAGACCGTAGTGTCGTCTGTCTCAGCTTGCTCGGCGGCTACAGTGTACGGCTCAGTGGAGCCATCGTCATTGACGTTGGCGAACTCATCAGCGCGTCCAGCATCCGTCTGATCGGCAATAGCGTTCAGGCGAGCGACACGATCATCATTAGATGACCCAATGACGCCTTGCTCGTCATTGGACTGATTGACTTCGTCTTCATTCATCTGACTCTTCTCCTTCTAAAAGCTCAAGCGCCTTGAGTCCGTCCAACACAGCTTGTGAAAGCCACTGCTCAAACATTTCAGCCACGCGGGCTTCGTTCTGAGCCTTCATCACTGCGCGAGTGTCGGTTGGGTCTACAGACTTTAGGCTTTGGATGGCCTCACTATAACACTCCTGCGCACGGTTGCGCAAGTACTGCCCCACACCAGAGCCCCAAAAAAGCTCAACTTCTTTGCCAAATCCAGCTCGTTCCAACAACTCTTGATTATCCACACACTACCTCACGAAAGCAGACGGACACCGCCACCCCCTAGGGCAGCAAACACGAGCTCAGCTTCCTGTTGCTGGAGCTCAGTGTAGGCAATAAGAAATTCTTGATCTTCCTCTATAATTACCTTGAGTTCGGCAGCGGACTGTTGCAGGGCTTGATAATTTTCATCTGCAATGCGCCTCTGCTGAATATCTAGCTCTAGCTTGGCAATGTCTCGCTGGAGGCTCCTAAGCTGATCAAATTCTCCACGGTAGGTGGTGAGCTTACGCACCACGCGTTGCGCCTGGGGTTCTGCAGATGCAGAGAGAGCGGCCACCACCTGCCTGATCTCGGGGGTGGTGTCATCACCACGCAGCAAGCTCTCCAGCCTAGCACGTTCTTGAACTCTCCACGCTTCCCACTCTAAACGCTTGCGTCTGTGTCGCAGCGCCGTACCACCTCCACCACCCTGCAGAATGGGTGGAGGTGGGGGTGCAGCGGCCCCCCAAGAGCTACCCCAGGACTTGCCCCACGACAGGCCCCAAGCCGAAGCCACCTACACTGGCCCCCAGGGGTTAACCTCGGTGCCCTCGCCCGCAACCACGTAGTCGTTGACCTTGCGGATATCGGAGTGGATGGGCGTAGTCTGCGCAGCAGTCAGCACAGCCTGAGCTATCTGATTGGCTGTGGGGTCCAAACTTGCAGTGAGCGTGCGGCTCACATAGGTCCACACAGCTTGCGCAAGCGTATCGTAGTCTATCCCGCCTGACGAAGCAAGGTTCAACTTGTTGCCCATCGTTCCTGGATCGTTGAAGTCTGCGGCAATCGTTTCCCATACAGCCGCCGCTAAATTTTGCGGGCTGAGTTCGGTGAATGGTGTGATGTCGCCGCTCAAATTTCCCGTGGCCCTGACCGTGGCACTGTTTGAGAACTGCACCAGCGCAGCGCCGATAGCATCAACGATGGCGCCGAGCGTGGCGTTGTTGACCGTGAAGGAGAAGGACGTGCTGCCAGATGCGGACAGGGCACCAGCCAAGTTGGCCGCAAGGTTGAACGTGATCGACGTGGAGCCGACCGCCGAGACGATCAGTTGCCCGTCTGCCGGGTT